CACATACGTTTCTCATGAACAGAGTTCACTTTACACCTTCTTAATAGAAGCAAGAACGTCATCGCCTTTTCTAATATTGAGCGGTATATGGTTACCGCGATTAAATAATATGATAAAATTATTATAAATAACTAACATAATGTATGAACAATTATTAGGGGATGAAATACTAGAAAGACAACCAAAAGACAGACTATTTGGAATAATATTTGGGATAATGCAAATGAGTAGCTGGGGAATAGCAATATATGCATCAAGAGGCTACCATAAAACGAGTGAATGTGATGTTTTATATGAAGAAAATATAGAAAAACAGTTTTATAGAAAGGCAATACCAATAGTAGCTGCAACAAGTATGAGTACAATAATTCTAGCAAATGTATTTTTAAAGATGTGTGAAAAATATGCAGAACATATAACAAAAACTGTGATAACATTTCAATTGGTTTCACCAATAATGATAGGGACAATGTTAATTAATACAAGCACAAGAGGAGTAATATTAAGTTATGCATATAGCGTATTGTCAGCTATAATGTTTTATTTATGGAGAAACGAATTGAAGTTGTGTACAAATCTATTGAAAGTAGCTGCGGAAGGATTACAAGAAAATATGAAGCTTATATGGATAATAGTGTTAAAATGTATACTGTTGATTGGTGCATTGCCTCATATAGCAGGAATAGTATATGCAAGTAAAAGGGGAAGATATATACACGAAAATGATAAATGTATATGGGAAATGGAAAACTGGACAATGGGTTATATACCATTTGCATGTCTAAATGTAGTATGGTATGTAATGTTATTGTTTGATATGAGACTTTACATAATAAGTGGAACGATATCAAAATGGTATATGCAAACAGGAAATGTAAAAATATATAATGAAGTATTAAATGCAATAAGCAATAGTTTTGGGTCGTTATGCTTTAGTTCTTTAATAATGACAATTGTACAATTTATAAGAGGAATATTTGAAAATATAAGTGATAATAGAAATAGGTCTATAGCAGAAGTAATAGTAAATAGTTGTGCACAGTGTATACTAGCTTTTGTTGAATTTATGACAAAATTTGCGGTAATACAGATGTCAATGACAGGGGAATCATTTTGCAAAGCATCAAAAACAGTAACAGACCTATTGAAAAGAAATGGTATGTCTTCATATGGCGTATGGTGGATACCTCCAATGATAATGCATACAACAACAGCAGCAGTAACAGGACTAGTAACTATAGTAACACTATATGTTAGTAAATCAAGATTTAGCAAAGAGAATTTAACAGAATTAGGAATAGCAATATGTTTGTCAACTTTTGTAATATTTTCAATGTTTAACACATTGATGTTGAATATAATAGACACAATATATCTATGCTATGCAAAAGATAAAGATGATGAAAAGATTACAAGACAAGATATACATGACGTGTATGAAAAGATACCGGAAAAATAATAGTTGAAGAATATAATGGTTGAATATACAATATATATAAGACGTGGTTGTCCATATAGCCAAAATGCGATAAAGTTATTAAAAGAAAGAAATGAAAAGATAAAAGTTAATGATATTGAAAAGTTGAAAAAAACGCCATCGGAAGTGGTTGAAGTTTTGAAATCAAATAATTATATTCCAAAAAAGAGCACTCACAGAACAGTTCCAATTATATTTGTGAATGATAAATTTATAGGAGGATATACAGAGTTGATTGCTTTTTTAAGAGTATAGTATATATATAATGGTAAGAGTTTCAATATTTTTATTAACGATAGGCATAGGTATGATGATAATAGGACACATGCAAAATAGTCAAAAAGTTATATACAGATATAGACCACCAACTCTAGATGATTACATGTCACAAACAAAGTTTACACCGGAAATGTATGATGAAATGTTTAATATTGAAAATAGGTACAGTATGTGGCATAAAGCAAAAGCAGACAAGTTATTAAATTCGGGCGAAATATATTTACAAAATATTGCTGAAAATTAATGAATAGTGTATGCACTAGACATAAAAAAATTATAAATAAAGCGGCAAATTTATCATATAAAGCATATAGCAAAGAAATTGATGGTGTATTTATAGAAGATGTTTATACAGATGCTCAATCATATGTAGGATTTAATGATGGAGACATAATAATTACGGGCCAAGGAACGACAACAATGCGTGATTGGACAATAGATTTCCAGGTTTGGAAAACAAAAGTGGAATATCTAAACAATGTTCAGGTCCATGCAGGATTTATAAGGCAATACAACGCAATAAGAAATAGAATTCATGAAGAGGTAAAAAAATATATAGATACATGTGAAAGAATAGTATGTACAGGACACAGCTTATTTGGAGCTATAGCTACAATTGCAGCACTTGATTGTGCAATGCAATATTCAAAACCAATATATTGTATAACGTTTGGATCACCCAGAGTTGGGGGAAGAGATTTTGCAAAACTGTTTAATTCAAACATAGAAGTTAGCTATAGATGTGTTTTAGAAAAAGACCCAATAACATTTACACCATTACCCATAAGATTCAAACACGTGCGCGGAGGATTAAAATTTGGAAAAGCAAATGATGGGGACCCTTCGTTATATAATTGTATAGGATGTAGAATTAAGCATCATAGTATGGATACATATGCAAAAAAAGCATTGGAAATGGTTACGAAATCATATGTTTCCAATATAATTTAGAATGAATTCGTCACGTGATTCTGAATTGAAATAATCGTATTGCATACCTGAGTCTTTCATAATGGATTCAAGCAAAGTATCGAACAAACAAAGTTTGTCCAAAATTTGTGTAATAAAAGTGTTATCTACAAATATATCATTAACAAGAATGTTTCCATTAAAATGTTCAATATGCTTAGCGTGTTTAGAATTCAAAAGAAATAAGTATAATTGTATTTGAATGTATTCATATAAAGGAACATTGTGGAAGAGCTTTCTAGTTCTATTTTTAACCTCTATAATGCCATTCTCAAATCGACCGTCAATTTTTCCGCGGATCAAAACAGAATTATTAATTTCACGGGAGTATAATTTATAGTCATGTGTAACAGGAATATTTGTTTGTTCAACAAATAAATCGATTGCAGTTTTTTCAAGTTTGATGCCATGAGAAGTAGATACTTTACTTTTAACAAAACGTCGTAAAGCATCAGACTCTTCAATAGAAAGGTCAGGAGTATTTTGTGAAGATAATAAATTAACTTTATCTTTTGTATCTAAAGTTCTGGAAGAAGTAATTTTAGACATTGTTTTATATGAATCAGACTTCATAGCAGAGGACAATAATTTCTTATCTTTATGTAAACTGGATGTAGGTTGTAATGTGTTAATAACATTGTTATATAAAACTTTATCATGGGAAATCCATAATTTTTCGAACATTTCAGATGGAGGATTATATGGATTTGAACCAATACATGAAGCTATGTTGGAAATAATATAAGTCCGCATGTTTTATAAAATATAAATGTAAATTCTTAAAGTGAATATTATATAATATATGAACAAACCAATTTAGAATCGTTTGAATCAAGTTTAACATGAATATTATCTCCGCTCTTTGTTTTGTGATAGTATTCACCATCAATATTTTCTGTAAAATTATCTAAACGTTTACCTACAAGTTCTGCAGAATGAAAACCAAAGTTTTTAATACATCCTGGACTTGCAGAATGAATAATACCATTATCATCCACCTCATAAAAAGTAATAGATGTACTTTTATACATTTTACATAATGTGTCATAGGAAGGTATTCCAACGGTTGTATAATTATTGCAACAGCTCATAGAATGTATTTTTAATGCAAATTTCGTATCAAATGTAGAATTGCATGTATTGCATTTCCATGTTCCGCATGGGTATTTCTTATTGAGGTGATAACAAAGTGCTTGTTCACTGCTAAAGCTCTTCCCACATTTTGGGCAAATAGTCATTTTAATATTATATTCTTATTAAAATATTCTTTTAAAAATAATAATAATAATATAAAGAATTTATTTTATGTAATGTTATAAAATAATGGCTGTTACACAAGCACCCCCTGGATATACGATACCATATGTATTAAACGCGTATAAAGATGCTACACAAAGAATGTGTGAATACAAAAACTGGGATAGGTCAAGCATAGAACAAGTCTGGCTATTGTTTATAGAAGAAGTAGGAGAGTTGGCAGGGTCAATTAGACGAAGTAGAAATCAATTCAAAGATGAAAAGCAAACAAAAATAGAAGATGAACTAGGAGATGTATTTTCATATCTGTTTCAACTATCATCAATGATGAATATAGATTTGGATTTGATGTGGCGAAAAAATCAAGTTAAAGCGTACAAAAAGATGTATTATATTAAGGATTAGACATTATTAAGATAATAAGTGAAAATGGTAATAGATATTGTAGAACATGTAAAATCACTTGACCAAATAGAACAGAGAACAGAAGAATGGTATGCAGTGAGAAAGAATATGTTAACAGCAAGTGATGTAGCAGCTGCAATTGGGGAGAATCCATATCAGTCGAGAAATCAGCTACTAAATAGGAAAACAGAAACAACTGAAGCAGAATTCACAGGAAATTTTGCAACAATACATGGGAATAAGTACGAAGATGAGGCAAGGTTGCTATTCGGAAAGTTATACAACTTGGACACATGGGAAGTAGGGTTGTTTAGGCACAACGAGTATAAATGGCTTGGGGGAAGTCCAGATGGAATAGCAAGTGATGGGTCACTCATAGAAATAAAATGTCCGATAAAAAGAGAAATAAAACATGAAATACCAAAATATTATTATCCTCAGGTTCAAATTTGTATGGAAGTACTTGATATAGAAAATTGTTATTTTATTCAATACAAACCTGAAAATATATATCAAGATGCGTTGTTAGATGTAATGAAAATACCAAGAAGCAAAGAATGGTTTAAAGAAATGTATCCAAAGCTGAAAGGATTTTGGGATGAGGTATTGGAATTACGTAAAAATCCAAAAGAAACAATAAAAAAAACCAGACGGAAAAAAGAAGAAAAACATAGGGAGTCTATGTTTGTTTATAATGAAGATGACTTTGTTGAATGCGATACCCAAGATATATGAGATATAGAAGCAATATAGCTAAAACTGATAAGAATATAGTTGCAGATAGAATATATGGATACAAACGTTGACCTATGTAATGTACCACATGGTCTAATATATTTGATTCTATATACGTCTTATGTTCATCCTTTGTTACCTCTTCAAATAACTTTTTAATTGCCTGATTGCAAATTTTATCCATATATTTACATTATTTTTTCAAAAGGGAGTCTGAACGTTTTGCGATGATATTCGCATCTTCCATACAATTTAACCGCTTCTTCATGTTTTTTTGTGCAATAACCCTGATTGTGTACTAAATCGTACTCTGGATATTGATTGTTTATTTCACTCATGTATTTATCATGAGACACCTTTGCAAGTATACTTGCAGCCATTATACTATTGTATTTATTATCACCGCCAATAACGCATTGATGAGGAATAAGTTCATCATTCTGGGTATAATATCTGAAATGATTACCATCAACAACAACTGAGTCTAGTTGTATATTGAGCTTATCAAGAGCTAGATGCATCGCATCAATAGTTGCATTTAAGATATTGAGTTTGTCAATTTCTCTTGCAGAAACAGATGCTATTCCAAAATCAATAGCATTATCTTGTATAAAATCAAACATTTGGTCACGTTGTTTTGCAGATAATTTCTTTGAATCACGAAGAAGAGGATGAGATATCTCATCGTTCCATATGACAGCTGCTGCATATACAG